AATTGGAGGTGGATTTGGAAAAAATGCTCAACTTGGATTGAGAACCAGTAAACAACTCAAAAGAATTGGATGTGCTGCATTGAAAGATATGATTGAGACTGATAAACTTATCATACCAGATTTTGATACAATAGCAGAATTAACTACATTTTCATCTAAACATAATTCTTTTGAAGCTGAAGAGGGTCATCATGACGATTTGGCTATGACATTGGTTATTTTTGCATGGACTGTACAACAACAATATTTTAAAGACATGACTGATTTAGACATTAGAAAACAAATATATCAAGATCAAATGGATTCACTTGAACAAGATATGTTACCATTTGGAATTATTGATGATGGTAAAGACGAAACCACAGTGGTTGATAATACTGGTCAGGTATGGGAGATTGCCGACCCAGAGCATCAAAGGAGTTATTTCTAAACTTCTTTACTAAATCCAAAATCATCTAACTCTTCTGGCCCTCTTTCCTTAATACTCTGTATCAACTTTTTTGCATCTGGATGTATTCTGGTAGAGTTATATTTGAGTCTTGATTCACTTTTGGTACATACAATTAGATGGTCAGGATTCACACAACAATTGTTTTGACAAACTTGGTGTACTATATGTTTGTCAGGTATTTCCCCTTTAAAATGTTCATAGGCAAACCTATGTGCAGGAATAGATTTTCCCTGAAAAGAGAACATTCCATATCCTTGCTGTGTTCTTGAAGCAGTCCATTGCCAACATTCACTCCCTGAGTTTTGTTTTGCGATCTTGCGTAAAAATCGGTCAATCGGGTTCATTTTAAACTCCACTAAAATAATTTATATCTCAATAATTATTTATAATCTAAAGAAAACCCATTTTATAAATAATCATAGTATTTGTATTATACCAAAAACACTAAATTAAGGAGAGTTGAGATGCCTTTTCAAGTAAGTCCTGGCGTAAATACATCCGAAATTGATTTAACAACAGTAGTTCCTGGCATTTCATCGGTGGATGCGGGTTTTGCGGGACCAGCTAGATGGGGCCCAGCTAATGATGTTACTCTAATTGATTCGGAAGATCTTCTGGTTCAAACCTTTCAAAAACCAGACGCCAACACATTTTCTACATTCTTTACGGCTGCTAATTTTCTGAACTATTCTAATAAATTACATTTTGTTAGGGCAGTTTCAACCGCAGCTAAAAACGCCGATGCAGACGGAACAAGTAATGTATTAATAGCCAATAATGATAGCTATTACAATACATACGATTCGGACAGTGGTGGAACACCAATCACCGCTTCTGGAAGTTGGGCAGCAAAATGGGCTGGTGATTTGGGGAACAGCCTCAAAGTTTCAATTTGTGGTCCAACAAGAGCTAATCTCGCATCTGGAAACACAGTAGTTGCTTCTAATAGTGATTTTACGTTGACAGGTACAGTCGCAGTTCATGCAACAGATGGAACTGTAACAGGAACAGGAACACAATTTAATAAAGAATTACAAGTTGGTGATGTTATTATTTGTAGTTCTAATACTCTTATTGTCTCCGCAGTAACAAATGCAACAGATTGTGTCGTAGCTACAGACCCAACAACTGGAGCAATTTCGGGTGGTGCATCAGCTGTTCGTTTGAAGAGATCTCCATTTGCGGAACCTGCAAGGAACATGGTAGGAACTGTTGCGGTCACAGCAAACAGTACTACAATCACATCTACTGCAGCGGGTAGAGCTCATAATGCAACAGCATTCAATCTTCAATATACTGCTGGTGATATTATCAAGGTTAATGGCGAAGAGAGAAAAGTTGTAACAGTTACAAATTCTACCTCAATGATAGTTAATACTGGATTTACTAATACTGCAGCAGCACAAACTCATTCAAGAACTTGGGAATATGCTAATATTTTCGATAAAGAACCTGTAACAACTCAACATACTGCTGATAAAGGTGGAAAATATGATGAGGTTCACGTTGTAGTAATAGATGAAGACGGAGAATGGACAGGTAATCTTGAAGAAGGTTTAGAAGTTTTCACAGGACTTTCAGTAGCAAAAGGTGCTAAATTTGAAGATGGATCAAAAGCATACTATGTAGATGCTGTTAATCGTAGGTCAAAATATGTTTGGTGGATGGATCATAATCCAAAAGGTGATGCACTTTCTCAGGCAGATTCTGGTGGATCAGTAGGTACATTTACATCTCTAGCATGGGGAGCAACCGCTACCTCTGGAAGCGAATATCGTTCTTCTGGAACTGCTGGATCAATGATCGTCAGATCAAGTCTTTCTGGTGGAGTAGATGGATCGGATGTAACAGATGGTAATAAGATCGAAGCTTATGGTAAATTTAAGAATGTTGAAGAGACTGATATTGGTCTTTTGATTGGTGGAGAATCTTCCGCAACAGTTGCTCTTGAACTCATTGCCATAGCTGAGGGTAGAAAAGATTGTGTAGCAATGCTTTCACCAGAAAAAGCTGATGTCGTTAATAACTCAGGTAATGAAGTAGATGATGTAATAGATTTTAGAAATACATTAGGATCTACATCTTATGCAGTTCTTGATTCTGGTTGGAAATATCAGTATGATAGGTATAATGATGTTTATCGATATGTTCCATTGAATGGAGATACTGCGGGTGTTACAGCAGCTACTGAGGCTAATAGAGATGCTTGGTTCTCACCAGCTGGTTTTTCAAGAGGTAATATCCTTAATGTAATCAAACTTCCATTCAGTCCAAGAAATACACAAAGAGATTCACTCTATAAGAATAATATTAATCCAATTGTAACCTTCATGGGTGCTGGAACAGTATTATTTGGAGATAAAACTCTTCTGGCTAAACCTTCCGCATTTGATAGAATTAATGTAAGAAGGTTGTTTATCATTATGGAGAAGGCTATTTCAAGATTCGCTAGAGCTCAACTTTTCGAGTTCAACGATGCATTTACAAGAGCACAATTTGTCGGTGCTGTTGAGCCTTTCTTGAGGAATGTACAGGGTCGAGATGGTATTACAGATTTCAGAGTAGTATGTGATGGTTCAAATAATACTTCTGATGTCATTGATAGAAACGAATTTGTGGGAGACATTTATGTTAAACCAAATCGTGCTATCAACTTTATCCAACTCAACTTTGTCGCTGTTAGAAGTGGAGTAGAGTTCTCAGAAATCATTGGATAGGTGATATAAATAGTAATAATCTATAGGTGGGGAAAGACGATAGTAGCCGAAGGGCGTACTTGTAAAAATAAACTTCCCCATCTTTTAATTTAATAACTATCGGCCCAAATGGGTATTAAGGAGAAAAATGGCTTTTTCGGTATCTAATTTTAGATCTAAAGGTTTGGTTGGTGGAGGTGCAAGACCAAATTTGTTCGATGTGCAAATTACTGGTGCGCCTGGTTCTATCGCAGGACAGGTTACAGCTACAGAATTTACATTCTTGTGTAAGATAGCTTCTATTCCACCTTCTACTATGGGAGTTGTTGAGGTTCCTTATTTTGGAAGAATGGTAAAGGTTCCCGGCAATAGAACATTTGATAATATTTCTGTTACAGTAATTAATGATGAGGATTTTAAACTTCGTAATGGTTTTGAAAACTGGATGGATCAAATGAATGCTCATGTGAATAATGATTCAATGCCTCCAAATGATATTCTTGGTAGTATGAGAATCCAACATTATAGTAGAATGAATACAGAAATTGGTGGTGGAGCTTGGAAGTTCACCAATATGTTTCCAGTTAATTTAAGCGAAATTGCACTGGATTGGGGTAGTAATGACACGATTGAAGAATTTACAGTCGATTTTGCCTATGATTATTGGGAGCATGCTGCTTCAACGACTTAATATATAATACAGTACAAAACTTTCCAATTTAACTAGGGGCTCGGGGCTTCTCTAGCCCCATCCTCTAGGAGTAGATGAATGGCAATTGAATTATTTGGTTTTAGCATTGGAAAAATACAAAAAGAGAAAGAGGCACGTGAGAAAGTCTCTTTCGCCCTTCCTCAATACGATGATGGTGCACTTGATATAGCAGGAACTCCAGGCGGTGCTTATGCAACCTACCTTGATATGGAGGGAGCTGCTAAAAATGAAGTGGATCTTATTAATCGTTATCGACAAATGGCTCTATATCCAGAATGTGAACTGGCAATAGATGATATTGTCAATGAAGCAATAGTCGCGGATAGAGAAGAACATCCAATAAGTATAAATCTTGAAAATGTAAATCTTTCTCCAACCATAAAAGATCAAATATTAGAAAATTTTGATGAGGTATTGAGTCTTTTGAGGATAAGAGATTCAGGATATGATACTTTTAGAAAATGGTATGTCGATGGTAGACTCTATTATCATATCATTATTGATCCAAAGAATCCAAAAAGAGGAATCTTAGAATTAAGACCTATAGATGCCCTAAAAATTAAAAAGGTTAGACAAGTCCTTCCACCAAAGTCTATGAGTGAACCTCAAGCTATGCCCAGAATTGAGGAATATTTTGCATACAATGAAGGTGGAATGGATGGTAAAAAGGGTGGTAATGTAGTTCGTATTGCTGTAGATTCTATAGCTTATGCACATTCTGGAATATTAAGTGAAGATAGAAAATTAGTTCTCAGTTACCTACACAAAGCAATAAAACCTCTTAACCAACTCCGAATGATAGAGGATGCAGTAGTTATCTATCGTATCTCAAGAGCTCCAGAACGGAGAATCTTTTATATTGATGTTGGAAATCTACCAAAAATTAAAGCAGAACAGTATCTTCGTGACATTATGACCAGATACAAAAATAAAATGGTCTATGATGCTGATACTGGTGAAATGAGAGATGATCGAAAACACATGAGTATGTTAGAGGATTATTGGCTCCCAAGAAGAGAAGGTGGTAGAGGGACAGAAATTTCTACACTTCCTGGCGGTGAAAATTTGGGAGAACTTGAAGATGTTCTATATTTCCAAAAGAAACTTTACAAATCACTTAATGTTCCATCTTCAAGATTAGAACAGGATAGTGGTTTTGTTCTTGGAAGAGCACAGGAAATTTCTAGAGATGAAGTTAAATTTACAAGATTCATAGAGAGGTTGAGAAATCGTTTCGGACATTTATTCAATACTTGTCTAGAAAAACAACTTATTCTCAAGGGAGTTCTTACTCTTAATGATTGGAGATCTATAGAACAAAATATTCATTATGAATGGCAAACTGACTCACATTTTGCAGAACTTAAAGAAGCAGAGATGTTACAAGAGAGACTTAATCTCTTACAAAATATGAACTTTGCAGATGAGATTGTTGGAACCTTTTATTCTAAAGAATTTATCAGAAAGAGAATTCTGAAACAGACTCAAGAAGAAATAGAAGAAATTGATAGACAAATAGAATTAGAGGCTCAAGGTGAACCAGATGAACCAGAGGATGAAATGCAATCTTTCGTTCCAAAAGATGGTCAAAAACTTAATGAAGAACTCGACAAGATTGTAGAGGAAAAGATTGTCGATAAGGAAAAGGATGAAGAATTGAAGGTAAACATAAATGATATTTTCAAATCAGTTTTAGAAGAAGAAACGGATGAGTTTAGAGCAAACTAACGTAGATTTAGACTCAGCAAAAGTTCTCGCAACGAGTCTACAATACACCAAAAAAGAAATCAAGAAACTCAAAGAGGAACTTGAAGAATCTCTCACTTCAACAACAGAAGTCATTGGGGAACAAGGTCCAGAAGGGCCAGAGGGCCCGCAAGGACTTCAGGGAGAGCAAGGTTTACAAGGTCCACAAGGCCCAAGAGGATTTTTAGGTCCACAAGGTGAAGAAGGACCAGAGGGTGCCCAAGGTGAGCCTGGTTTATTAGGTGAACAGGGACCACAGGGTATCCAAGGAGAAAAAGGTGATAAGGGTGATCAAGGAAAACCTGGCATAGATGGTCACGATGGAATAAATGGAGAACAGGGCCCTCAAGGAGAAAGAGGTAAACGAGGTTTTAAAGGAGAACAAGGGCCTCAAGGTGAACAAGGTATCCAAGGTGAGAAAGGTGACAAGGGAGATAAGGGTGACCAAGGATTAATGGGCATGTTGGGTCCACTTGGCCCAAAGGGTGAACAGGGTGTTCAGGGTGAAGTTGGTCCTCAAGGAGAACAAGGAGAGCAAGGTTTACAAGGTGAGAAAGGTGAAAGGGGTGATGTTGGACCTCAAGGTGAACAGGGAGAACAAGGTCTTCAGGGTGAACAAGGTATTCAAGGAGAGGTTGGTCCACAAGGACCGCAAGGCCCAAAAGGTGATGATGTCAATGTAAATAAGGAACTCGATAATTTTGATAAGAGATTAACAAATTTTGGTGGTGAAATTGCTAATATTAAAATGATGGGAAATACTGGTGGGGGTATAGATCCTAATAAAATTTCCGCTCATCTTGTTCCTACAGTTTCTACAACCTATGATTTAGGAAGTGCAACAAGACCTTGGAGAGATCTTTATTTAAGTGAGGCATCTTTAAAATTAGTTGCAACTGATGGAACTCAAACTTCTGTCAGTGCAGATGAAATAAAAACTCTTGATGGTTTAACTGCTACTACTGCAGAACTCAATATTTTAGATTTGAGTATTCAGAGTAATATTGGTAACAAATATCTCAGAGGTGATGGGACTTGGCAATCCATTGCTGCAGCTAGTGGAAGTAGACATACTGTTCAAAATGCTGGATCAGATTTATCAGATAGGGCCAAATTAAATTTTGATGGTACGTTTCTTGTCGCATCAGATGATTCTGGAAATGACCAAACGGATGTAACTCTTCATCAAACATTAAGAGATTATGCATCAAGTGTTACAGCAACTGCTGCAGAAGTTAATAGATTAGATGGTATAGGTAGTGCAGCGGTAGGAACTTCTGATTCACAAACACTCACAAATAAGACACTCACAAGTCCAGTTATTAATACTGGTGTAAGTGGAACTGCTATAGTCGATGAAGATGATATGTCTTCAGATTCTGCCACAAAGGTTCCCACTCAACAATCAGTTAAAGCTTATGTAGATTCACAAGGTTTGAGTTTGATAGATGAAGATAATATGTCTTCAGACTCAGCAACAAGGCCACC